TTGTTTGGTCTTTCAAAACGTTTAATGCAAGTACAAAATTCTTATAGAACTTTTCAAACGCGTTAGCAGAAATTTGTTTAGTCGTCCCGTAATATTGATGATAGTATTTTCCACCCATATCAAAGCCTAATAAATGAATTTCATCGTATCCTAATAACACAGCTAATTGCAATGCACAAAACCCGCTGTTGTATCCCGTTCTAAAATCACTAAACGAAAAACCAATTCCTTCAACGCCCGCATTACGAATCACCATGTTCATACAAAATAAATTATATACAAATCCATCTTTGTGTACAAACTTCCCATCGCGAAATTTCATTGAGCAATGTTCGGGATTCGTAACTAAAACCCATGTAGTATTAACATCTTTGAAACGACCTTCTTGCACCCTACGAAAGATTGATGAATCCGCAGTGATGCAATACGTCGGGTTTGGCACATCGAGTGCCGAAACATTTACAGCGATTGTGTCCTCGTTTTTTAATTTACTAAAGTCATAACCACTTAAACTTTTTCCACCACCTACAATATATACTTTCCTGACCATCGAATTCTCCAACTTTATACAGTGAAACTTTGATGCAATTTTCTAATCGGTCGGGAACTACCGAAATCTCTATTTATTTATATTGATATAACCATATATAAATACAGTAATTAAAAATGCTTTGTTATTATTATTATTATTATATATTATATAGTTATCAAACAATATCGAAAGATAAATAACAAAACTGGAATTCTCTGTTCAATTTGAAAATTGCACAACTGTTTCACTGTATAAAGTTCATAAAACGTTTATCGAAAATTTATACTCGAGCGACTGTAATATCATAACTTTGCCAACTATCATAGCCGTCCCGAACACTATACAGCACAAATCTCAATTGTGTATTTAACTCACCGGCCGATGGTAAACCACAATCACTCAATTCATCTGCCTCAGAATAAGTATATGTCACACCCGACAAGGCAGTCTCCGTTCTTACTAAATCATTATTCTCATCGTAAATTTTTAACGTATATGTTGTCCCCGCCTCCGGGCCAATACTTACAGCACTATGTTCTGTAATCTCAGATAGTTGCTGAAGCCTGTCGCGATGAGTCCACGTAAGCGTAGGTTGCCCCGAAAAAGATACGGGATAACTACTGCTATTGACTTTAAGATTGCCCGGCGGGTATGGCCGAATCATTCGACTTGCAAACACTGATGCGTTGCGGACAGTCGCGTCGCCGATAGCTAATTCACCAAGTCCTGTTCGTGGAAGAATCTTTACGCCGGGTTGGTCCGCGACTGTGAACTCTCGACCAGCGATATATGATACAGTGCCAATAAACCAAACTCTTGTAGATGCGGCATGAGCCGCGGGCACGGTATCAAGGCATCCTCTTGCAATGCTTACTTGATTGCTTGCGGCCGTGACTGTTAGAACTTTCACAATCTCATCTTCAATAATTGCCCAGTCTCCCGCAGCAACGTCGGCCAGTCCTTGTTCATCTGTCATTGTGATTGTTGCATTCGCGGCGTTCAGTAAAAGCTCTGCATCTAAAGTTCCGTTTGGAGTAAAATGTCCGCGACCGTCGCTGTTCAAATCTCCGGTTAAAGAATCTCTTAAATACAAATGATAATCATAAGCGTCTCCAGACGGTCGCTTTGCCGCCACAACTAAAAATCCACTGTCATCGTCTAATGCTTGCGCCTCTGAAAGTCCCGCGTCTAAAAGCACATCCCAAAATGTTGCTTCCATTAACATTCTGTCAGGACAAACAGCGGGCTCGTTTCGTGGGTCAGTCCAACCAGAATCAGCCGGTGTTGTATAAATCGCCGTGCCTACTGAAAACACATCTTGAACACAATCGATTGTTAATTGGCCATCTTGAAGCGTGCCGAGATTAATTTTTAGAACACGCATAATCATTTCAGTTATACCTAATATCGCCCAAGTTACTTTGAAAGTATCTCCCGGGCGTAAAGCGCTCATTGTTCTTTTACATTTCAAACGCATCATTACCGCAAAAGAACCCACTTGTTGGCGCTCTCTTGCGACTAATTTAGACGCTAATGTGTCATTAACAACACCTAAGTATTCAACCTCATACTCAACCCATTTTCCATTTTGCATGTCCATTAGTGCAATGTCGTGGTTTGGAATTGATATAGGCTTATTGTGTAGCATATTCCAATATGTTAATTGAATCGCATTAATTGTTTCGTGAAATGTGCCTTGGCCATACCCCGTCATATCAACAATATCACTATCATCATAAACAGTTAAGTCACCCGCGGTATAATCATCACGGATTAATTTTATTATTACCTCACCTGTTGTAGGCTCTTCGTATATTTTAGCATCAATGTGTCGTAAAACATCTTGTATAAATTGTCGTAATGTTTGTGTTTGACTTTCCCATTTCATACAAAGACCAAAGCCTTCAGTATAAATAGTGTCAGCGGCCGCTTCCCAAGTAGCTGCGGGTAATAGTGCCGTAGATATTTTAAGACCCCAATCTTGATTCGTTAAGCACTCTCGTATGATATGAATTACGTTTAGTGAATTGCTTATGTCCGCTTTTGCTATATACCATTGAGCGGAACCATCAGTTAATAAGTCTGTTCTTTTAACTAAAAACTTCCAAGGCTTAAGATACGGCGATGTGCCTAATCTTACTTGTTGTAAAGTTGCCGAAGTTAATCCCCTGTACGCAGAAACATCTGCGCCTAATTGAGTAACAAGATAAGCATTTTGAGTCTGGTCAGATTCGCCATAATTAAAAGTGACCGTTCCTACAACTCCTCCCTCTTTATCTTCGCCGCCAAATAAATTGGGCTCATCAATAACAGCTGAGGCGGCGCTGTCTGCATTCAAAACAGTGTGGTCAGACGAGTCAGGCCAGACTACGGAGTCACCAACTTTCATTTGCTTAACGCCATCATAAACGCCTTGACACAATATTAAATTCATGCCAGCTGCATAATGATAACCAATAGTATAATAAACTCTCTTGTTGTTAAACCATTTGTTAACGGTGTAGTGCCGAACGATTGCTGACGTAGAAATGTCACCCCACCAATCAATCAAAGGATTCTCTATCCAATTTGTTCCAAAGCCAATAGTGTATTTTGTGCCCTCTCTTTGAGTTGGCATAGAGAAGTCATCGGGTTTAACACTCGGTGGTTTTGGGTCTTTTTGAGTCATTTGACTTATCGCAAATGAAATGGCCGCAGTCGCTGCCATTAACGCTACATAAGTCCAAAAAATAGCATCGTCAATTCCAAATATAGCTAAGATGTTTTCATTTATCATAATTCAATATTCTTTTCAAATGGACTATCGACTGCTAAAAATTCATTTCCCCCAAAGTTTAGTTTATTATCAAATCTTGCTTTACAAGTTGCCGGTGTATGGTCACAACCTGCGTAAGCTATAAAAGCGTCACCCGCTGCGGCGGAAACAAAAGCTCTATCAACAGTCACGGTATTTGTTGCGTGCGCAATAATTAAGCGAGTAGCTGTTCCTATTTTTAATTTTCCACCAAGAAAATAGCCATCTGATTCAGTTGCGAATTGACTACTTGTAATAACGGTGGACGCCACGATAGACACCGTGCCAGTCACTTTATAACTTTCTTGATTGATTAAACATCCGGTCTTATACAATGCGTGATTGCACAAGCGACTACATCGCCTACGGTGTCCTAATCTAAATCTGCTTGTTAAAACGTTATCAAACCTACAGGTGGGAACGCCGTCTTTATCAAATGAAATGAAAGACATGTAGCCGCTCCAAATCTTAGCATAGTTCGCGACATGCTGTCTATAAATATTTAATGATACTAATGAATCAATTGGACCCGATATAAAATCGTTCGTGAAGTCGTAGCCTCTACTAAGTTCCAAGCTCACTACATTATCATCTTCAACCTCACCACCTATTATAATCTCGGTCCGCTTAATTATTCCTGCGGTATATACGTTTCCAATATAAGTAATATCATCGGTAGAAGTATTTAATCGCCAATGTTCGCCGTCGCTATTATAAATATCAAATAGCTCTATGGGAATTCCATCAGCTGCACTAATCTCGTAGTCTTGATATGCCATTATGCAATTACCCTCGTAAAGTTAGTCCTACAAATGAGAGTCCCAGGTTCTGTCCATTCCATTTCAACGTTGTCCTCTGTTAGTCGACATTTGTCTAACATAGAAATAACACAGTCGCCGACTTCTAATTCTACGCCTAAAGCGCTACTAAATCCGATTATTTCTTCATCACCCGATGTTGTGATTCCCGTAATTTCTCTAAAGTATTGAGTACCATCTGAAAGTGTAAAAGCAATATGCGTTCTTAAGGTATTGAGCGTCATATTCCGCGCCCAACCAACGTTAGCGACTGTCACCTCAGTTTCAGCGGCGCCTAACGTTTGCGTTTGTTGGAAGTCATTCTTATCGCTTACTATCCAAACTGGATTCCTTCGGCCATATAAGTAATGTAAAAACTCTCTGAACGCCCACACCTTTGCTTTAGTATCCGACCTAAATATATGCCTTTGAGTATATTTATTAAAGTCACTATCTGAAAACATCGTAAATGAATCAATGCCGTACTCAATGAAATGACTTTCACTATCAACTGAATTCTCCAAACCATCTTCAACTAAAGTAGCTGGGAGTACCGGTAGCCCTTCGTACTCAGTTGGAGCAGAATAAGTAGTGATTAATTTATTATCTTTAATAATAAAAACACCTTTGAAATGTCCGAACGTGTCGGTGTCTATGTCCCATGGAGCAGGTCCAATCATATACCCGATTCGTAATGGCATAATCCATTTTAAACCCGTCCAACTATTCAAGACTGGTGTTTCTAATGTGAGACTGGCATCGGCGACAGTTGCGATTTTAATCGACTCATAAGAGTCAAAACTCTGCCAAATAATTGCATAACTATCGTCTCTAAAATCCGCATTAGTTGTATCAAGATTTATTACAGTATCATCTACATCAATGTCCGCAGTATGCTCTTCTACTTCGCCCCATATAGGAACGCCCCAAGTTCTTTTCATCCATTGAAATAACAACGCGTCTAATCGAGCCTGCTCTTGCTCGGTTTTTAATAAGCTATTAAATTGAAAACGTTGGCGAGGCGTGGGCCGAATCGTCATTCGCTGCTCTGAACCGTCTTTCGATGTGATTATATCAGTTAAGCACTCAAGCCCTTCTAATAACGGCAGTGACGGTTCAAAAGGAAAAACCGCAACCCGTGTTCCCGTCATTGTTAAAACAAGAGTCTCACTCGTTAATGTAAAAGTAATTGTCGCAGAGAATTCCGTTGCACCGATTTCTGAAACTTCAACCGTGAAAACTTTACTGCCAAGTGGAGCGATACTAAAAGGCGTTACTTCTGGGTCAAGTGTATATTCAGTGGCATTAGTTTTTACAATAGCCGAGCATGAAATAATATCAAACCAAGCATTCCATAAAGTAAACTCTTCTTCAACGGTGGCTACGATAGAGCCGAAAGCGATGGGCGTTGTTATCATGTGCGTGCGATAATAATAATCATCCAAAAAGGAATCAACTTTAGTTCCAGTCCAAACAGTTTCGTTTTCACTTTGCTCAACGAATGCATAATCACTTTCGGCTATTGGGTCAAACGTAGCAATTTCTGTAGGTGGAAACGCAGGCGGACCTTTTTCTGCCGCTTGTATCGTGCTTGATACACTTGCGTTCCAAGCCGCTTCTATGCTACTTGGGGCTTCAACTAATGTCCCAGTATAATTTGCCATTACACTTCTTTCAAAAAAGCAAATCCGCAGTACAGATTCAATGAGTCACCTTCAAGACTATCTGCGTGAAATATTTTCCACGTGTCACTACCATATACAACCTCTTGTCCGGCTGAATAATTAGTGCAGTTTAAGAATCTTACACCTGCGGGCCAACCCAATAAAGAATAGTTATCATCGCTTCTTTTGCCAAACACATAAATGGGACACGCCGCTGCTAAACTGTTATAAAAATTAGGTGACTTTGACCAGAACATAGAAGCCATGCCACTTTTTGAATAATCGCTATTGCCTGTTTGTCCCGCAACACAAGGGAATGCGATTTCGCCCGCATCGTTGTTCGCCATTCTCCAATCTGCCACGCTATCCATATCAACGTAAACGGCTCCATGAGGATAACCGCTTGGATTAACTGTAAAGTAACTCGGTTGATACCAATTACTTGGGCCATTATTCCAATCGCCATAAGGTGTCCTACTTGAAAATGAAGCGGAGTAAAACTGACCGCCAGTATATAAGCCTTGTTTTTCTAAACAGCCAAAGCTCATAAATTGGAATTTGCCAGAAGTGACTTCAACACAAATATTTACAGTGTTCTCAACTGCAAAAAAGTAATAAGCAGGAATAGCAGATATTGACATTTGGGTCATGCAGTTGCCACAAGCGAGATTGCTATAATTAAGATTCAAAGGATACACTGTTTGCTTATCCCAGTCTTCTGCCACATTGTAGCCGGTCGAACCATTTATTATTATGCCCGTAACTTTTCCATCAGCAGAGTCTTGATTATCTTGTGTTAATAGCGAACCACTTTCATCGACAGCAGAACGAAAATTAAAATACATCTCTGTAGATGAACTTGCTGATTTTTGAACGTGCAGTCGGTAGCCCGTGCCATTAGCCGTATAAAGATTTACAGTCCATCCTTCAGCCAAAAGAAAAACTCTCAGCTTGTCTAATAAATCCGTAGGGCCGGTCGCTGTTCCTGTTTGATAACCCATTACTTTACTCCTTTTTTATAGCCCAAAAATCACCTCTGGAGGCATTCGCAACTATTGGAAATACGATATAAGTTTCACCGTTTATTGTTAAAGTATCCTCGGCCGCAAGACCACCATATCCCGGTACGGCATAGCAGCCTTGCAACTCTCCAAATATATGATTATTCGGATTATTCATTGTCATAATTAAAGGAAACACGGGATATGAGCCGTCAATGTTTTCTCTTAAACTGTTAGTGAATATATTATCCGGACCATAAGAAGTATTCTCTGAAGATATATATGGCCAGACATTATTATCATTATATAAAGTTGATCCTTCCCTTCCTTTCATTCTTATCCAAGAAGTTCCTTGCATCACTTTTAATGTAGAATAATAACCTGTAATATCAAATGTTCCCTGTACTATCACACCCTCTGCATTAGTGTATGGATTTGGGAATGCTCGATGATCTGTCGCAACTGAACTATATCTATGATTCGCCACCGTGCTTATAGGGCATGCACTTCCACCAACAACCATCGGATACGGGAATTGGGTCGGCAGTCCATAGGGCAAAGCAAAGCCTTGATATAAGCATTCATACACGCTGGAGATTTTAGCAACAACAACATATCTTCTGCCATTGCCTAAGAACCAATACGGGATAGGATTTTCCCACATTAACATTCTTGGCAAACGACCTTGTGTCACGCCCGGCTGTAGAGAAATATCAACACCAGACGAATAGCCGGTCATCGCGGCCATACGCCAATTATAATAATCATCGCCGACATCTGAGTAGGTGTCAATCCAAGTATAAATTTCATCAACACCAGAGGTGCCAGGACCATGTGCAAACATTTCAGCTTCGCTGACGGCAGTATAACTATCAATCGTCCAAGCTTGTGAACTTCCACCGGAAGCAACGTCATCGTCAATTGCTACAAGCTCATCCATATCAGGATGGTCACCAATTACTCTCGCGGGGTCACTGATAAAGTCTTTTAACCGTTCTAACAAATCGAGATAACCATCAGCTGTTCCAATTTCGTAAGCCATTATATGATTCCTTTTCTTCGTAGGAAATTCGTATATATTTTTTCGCCTGCGTCACTTGACATTGCTGCAAGAGCCTCATCTTGTGTCAATACATTTACAACTTTTAACTTATTCACAACGGGAGCACTGGACTGTTGCTGCGCTTTAACACCTAATTTTCCATCAGCGCCACGTGACAGTGGCATCACTGCCTCGGGGCCAGCTTCACCCATTAAAACCATTGGCGAAAGTGTAGGCCCATCGGTGACAAAACCATTCGCCATGGGAACTACTTTGCCAAGATTAAACATAGCACCCATTGCATATTTACCAGTATTCAAAAAGTTTTGGCCTGTCGCTTCAGTTCCCGGCGTCCCTGCACTACCGGCAGCCGCAGGATTAAGCGCGCCAATCGCGGCCATTAACATTTTAGCTAACATCATCTTAATAATCATTTTATTAAGTTCGCCTAAAACACCCGCGACAAAACTTTTGAAGTTCGCAGTTCCGGTTGTTGCTAAGTCATTTAACGTGTTCGTTAAACCATCCAATGCTCCAACGGCTACATCTCCAAGATTTGCCCATAAGTTTGTAGCGTCACTTAACCATTGTTCTATTTTTACGTTAAACGCTGAGACTCCGCGTTGACCCTCTTGAATTTCCTTTAATTTCTCAGCGTATAAATCCATCATAGCATTAAGTTGACGTTGACCTTCAACTGTTTTTAATATCTCAATACCAATCATTCTTTCAACAACTACTTGATACTCAGCCATCTTTACGGCGCGTTCACGCTCTTCTGGAATTTTGCCAAGTAAAGTTAATTCAAAATCTAATTCTTTGTTTAGTTGCTCAATGTTACGAGACGCTTCTAATGCTACGACTTCTTGTAACGCGTCCTTGTACTCTTTTAGTTTTTTGTTTACCCACTCTTGATTGTCAGGACTCTCGGCTAACGCTGCGT